TTCACTTTTGCATTCAATGAAGACCCCAGTGAAACTGAAATGAAGATTCTCAGTAAAACACTAGATCAGTGGTGCAATTTAAATGACTTTAGAAGAAGAGCATTTAAGATGTTCCGCAGTACACTAAAGTACGGCGATCAATTTTTTATCAGAGACCCAGAAACTTACAAACTGTTTTGGACTGATCCTGCAAATGTTGAAAAAGTCATTGTGAACGAAAGCAAAGGCAAAAAAATTGAAACATATTTTATTAAAAATTTAGAAGCAAATTTTGAACAATTAGCCGCAACATCAGCCGCGGCAATTCATACCAGACCATATGGTGCAGGCGGCGGCATGTTAGCAGGCGGCAATATTGGCGCCCAAGCAGGTAACTATAAGTTACAAAACGATCCAAGTCAAGGGGCAAGTCAAGGCTTGCCTGTGGATGCACAACATGTGGTGCATGTTAGTTTAACAGAGGGCATGGATCACAACTGGCCCTTTGGTATCAGTATACTAGAGCCAGTATTCAAAGTTTTCAAACAAAAAGAATTATTAGAAGATTCAATTATTATTTACAGGGTGCATAGAGCACCTGAAAGACGTGTGTTCTTTATTGACGTTGGCAACATGCCTCCGCATAAAGCACAGCAGTATTTAGAAAAAGTGAAATACGAAGTGCAACAAAAGCGTGTGCCTAATAAAAACAAAAACGGCGCTAACGTTGCTGATGCCGCATATAATCCAATGAGTATGTTGGAAGATTATTTCTTTGCACAAACAGCAGACGGCAGAGGTTCAAAAGTAGACACACTACCTGGCGGTACAAATTTAGGCGAGATTGACGATTTAAAATATTTTAATAACAAACTTTTGCGAGGTCTCAGAGTCCCTAGTTCTTATCTGCCTACCGGACCAGATGACGGCACAGCACAATACAATGATGGCAAAGTGGGTGTAGCATATATCCAAGAACATCAGTTTGCAAAATATTGTCAGCGATTACAAAAACAAATTATTAGAAACTTAGATAAAGAGTTTAAAATGTACCTTTCGTTCAAAGGTGTAGAAATTGATAACAGCACATTCAACATTGAGTTTACAGAACCACAGAACTTTAGCAGTTATCGAGAATTAGACATGGATACACAGCGGGCTCAACTGTTTACCAGTTTAGAAGCAGTTCCTTACTTGTCACAGCAGTTTAAACTTAAAAAGTATTTGGGTCTAACAGAAGAAGAAATGAAAGACAATGAGCATTATTGGAAGCAAGAAAACAAGTATAATGCAGAAAATGCTGAAGTTCAGAATATTGGACTTAGAAATGTAGGAATTAGACCTGGTCCGAGTGCAGATTTAGACATAAACACTCCGGTAGATGATATCCCTGATCCAGAAGCGGATGTTGCAACACCTGATGTTACACAAATGTCACCAGACACTCCACCTGGTACAGCAGGAGTAGAATAATGAGATTAAATGAGTTTTATTCTCCAGAAAACGACAGATCAGCAAAGCGTGATTTTGATGACACACGAAAAGCAAAGTTAACTCTGGAAACTCTTAACAAATTACGAAAATACAGAGAGCTTAAAAAGCGAGAAAACTTAGAGCAAGCAGAATTTGCTTCTATTATGTATGCTAAACAGCAACAAGAAGCAGATGCTGGCGGCTTTTAATGAAAATCGCAGTCGCTGGTTGTAGCTGGAGTTGTCGAGATTTAGGTTTTCCTGATATAGAGTTCGGAAAACTAATCAGCGACTATTACGACAGCGAGTATGTAAACATTGGTAAACCTGCTTGCAGTAATGCAGGCATTGCAATGCAACTAGACTACATCTGTAACGGTGGCATTGGCGAAAAGCCAGATCTTGTCATAATAAATGCTACCACAGTGACTCGTTCTGAGTTAAAACTTAACAGTAAAAACCGTTTTGATCCAGCAAAATCCTGGGACAATGTTGCATACAACATGTTACTAGGAGAAAAATTTAGGGACGAGCATGCTCCCGGATTTGACAAAGGTTATGATCCCACTATTGTTGTAGACAGTTTTGCTACTATATTCGGTGAAGATATGAGCAAAAAGCTGGGTGATGGACACTTTCACGACAGGTATAGTGATGCATTTACGCCTAAATCATATGAAATCTATAAGCAATGGTTTTTGTACTTTTTTGATGCAGATTTAGAACGATACAAACAGCAGTTAATTTTACTAGGATCGATGTTTAAATTAACATCTAAAGGTATACCTTTTATTTTTTGCCCTAACACGTTTGATTGGGGAGAAGACTTATTTTTGGATACCCGTAAAAAAGAACAACAAGAATATCCAATAAAACCAGTTGAATGGACAATGTTGCCCAGTGAAAATTTGTTGTATTCCGGAATAGCAGAATCGTTATACCTAGCAGAACAAGTGTACGGTACCTGGGAAAAAAGCCCCGGGCATTATTTAGATAATCATTTGCCAGTCGAGTGTCATATGGATTTTGCTCAAAAGGTTATAACCCATATTAATCAACACAATTTAGCTAAATAAAAGCAACTACAAACAAACTTCAGATAAAAAACACGCCAAAAAAGCCTGTTTTTTCCACAAAAACACATCTTTTAATAAGTAAACATACATTATATTATGTATACATCCAATAGTGGGTGTGTACTTATATCATTATAAATAAACTTTTATAATTTTTAGGAGCTCATAATGTCAGAACGCAGTAAACTAGAACAAGTTTTAGAATTCCTACTTGCGGAAGATAACGAGCGTGCCGAAGAGCTACTTCACGAATATGTCGTCGAAACTGCTCGAGCAGAGTACGAACGTATCTTAGATGAAGATGAAGTAGTGGAAGAAGAAACAGACGAAGATGCAGTGGAAGAATCCGAAGAATCAGACGAGGAAGCAGTTGAAGAAGCTGAAGAATCAGATGAGGAAGCAGTTGAAGAAACCATTGATCAAGCAGACCCAGAAGCATCCTTTGTTTCAGATGTAGAAGAAGCAGACGATGACATCGAGTCCGACATGGTCGGAGAAGTAGACGATGACGAAGGCGAAGGCGAAGGCGAAGAAGAAGAGTTAGAAGACAAAGTCGACGAACTTGAATCAGAGCTAGAAGACCTACGTGCAGAGTTTGAAAAACTTCTTGCAGACGAAGAAGGCGGCGACGATGACATGGAAATGGAACCAGAAATGGACGACATGGAAATGGAACCAGAGATGGAAGAAGAGTCTGTTGAATATGATTTAGACGAAGAAGTCGAAGATGACGACGAAGTTGTTGAAGAAGCAACTAAGATGTCTGACAGTGTTGCAGAACCAAAAGGTGGCGACGCAGACAACAACGAATCACCATTCAGCAAAAAGCCAAAGGCAACTACAGTAAGCGGCGCTGGTACTCCAGTTAAAGCCAAAGACGGTGGCGAAGGTAATCACGGTGAAGGTGCAAAAGACCATACACCAACCGACAACATCAAAGTAGAGCCAAAAAAGGCGTAATTGCTTTTTTCTAGGAGTTTTTAACGGTGCGTAAGTTATACGAATACATGAGTCCGGAACAGAGTAGAATCGAGTTACTCGAATCTAACGATGGGAAAGACTTATTCATGCAAGGATTGTTTATCCAAGGCGATGTAAAAAATCAAAATGGAAGAGTATATCCGAAAGATGAAATTCAACGTGCTGTTGAAAACGTCACTAGTAGACTACAAAAAGGCGAAACTGTGATGGGAGAGTTAGATCATCCCGAAGAATTACAGATTAACCTGGACAGAGTGAGTCATATCATCACAGAAATGCAATGCGATGGCTCAAACGGATTAGGAAAGTTAAAAATTATCGATACACCTATGGGGAATATTGCAAGAGCTTTGTTAAAAGCAGGCGCAAAACTTGGCGTATCAAGTAGAGGGAGCGGTAACGTTAACGAAAGCGGGAAAGTATCCGATTTTGATATTGTTACTGTAGATATAGTTGCCCAACCAAGTGCCCCAGATGCTTATCCAAAGACTATATATGAGTCTTTGTTTAACATGAGAGGCGGTAGCATTTTATATGACATCGCACAAGACTATACACAAAACAAAAATGTAGAAAAACATTTAAGTAAACAGATCATTAATTTTATTAATGAATTAAAATTGAGGTAGGAGACTACTATGGCAGTAAATTTTGAAGACCTTATCGAGTCTAGCGATATTAACGAAGAAGTTCGTACAAGTATCGTTGAGGCCTGGGAAAGTCGTCTTGCCGAAGCCAGAGAGGAACTCACCGCAGAATTAAGAGAAGAGTTTGCTCAGAGATATGAGCACGACAAAGGCTTAATTGTAGAAGCAGTTGACGGGTTTATCAAAGAGCGAGTAGAAGCAGAAATTGCAGAACTTGCCGAAGATAAAGCTAAACTAGCTGAAGAAAGAGTTGCTTATAAAAAGGCAGTCAGCGAACATGCTAAAAAATTAGAACAGTTTGTAGCTGGACAACTTGCCAAAGAAGTCAACGAGTTAAGAGCAGACAGAACTAACGTTCAAAGTCATGTTTCTAAACTTGATGATTTTGTAGTTGAACAGTTAGCAAGTGAACTCAAAGAGTTCCACGCAGACAAACAGGCTCTAGTTGAGCAAAGAGTGAAGATGATTTCTGAAGGCAAAAAACAGCTTGCAGAATCTAAAGCAGACTTCATTAAGAAAGCCGCTGACAAAGTTGAAACAGTTGTTAACAAGATCGTAAAAGAGAATGTTGCACAATTTAGAGACGATATCACAGCCGCAAGAGAAAACGATTTCGGTCGTAGAATATTTGAATCATTTGCAAATGAGTATAGATCAAGTTATTTGAACGAAAGCTCAGCAGTAAAAGATTTACAAAAAGAAATTGCTAAAGTCAAACAAGAACTAGCAGAAAGTAATGCAGTTGCAGAAGCTAAAGCAGAAGCAGTTGCACTAACAGAAAGCAAGTTAAGAGTAGCAGAAGACAGATATTCTCGTAAAGAGAAGATGGACGAGTTACTCAAGCCTTTAGCTAAAGGAAAGAAAGAGATTATGGTGGACCTTCTTGAAAGTGTTAAAACAGAAAACTTAGAGAAGCAATTTAATAAGTATCTTCCAAGCGTGTTAGACGGCGAAACACTCAAAGAAGATCGTAAACCATTAACTGAATCAGTGACAAAAGAGCACACTGGTAACAAAGATGTTCAGCCTTCAACTGAAGATGAACAGGGTATCGTTGAAATTAACGAAATCCGTAAATTAGCCGGACTTTCAAATTAGGAGATAAGAAATGGCAGAATTATTTGAAAGCAATTGGTCAGCAACTAAGGATGCACTACTTGAGGGTTTAAGTGGTTCAAGAAAAAGCACACTTGACGTGGTCCTTGAAAATAGCAAAAGATATCTTCAGGAATCAGCATCGGCAGGTGCAACACAGGCTGGCAACATTGCTACATTAAACAAGGTAATGCTACCTTTGATCAGAAGGGTTATGCCTTCCGTGATCGCAAACGAGCTTGTTGGTGTTCAACCAATGAGCGGTCCAGTAGGACAAATTCACACTCTAAGAGTGAGATATGCTGACAGTGCGTCTGGCGTTAACCCAGGTGACGAGGCATTAAGCCCATTCAAGATTGCGAATCAGTATTCAGGTAACCCAGATGCTA